AATATCCCCTGCCGGGTTTCTGCTCCGGGGCGCTCACAGATAACAGAGAGCGGGACACGCTCTATCAGCCTCGGGGATTGGGATGTACTCCTGCCTATCGGCACGGACATCGCGCTAGAGGATGAGGTGCATATCGGTAGCGACACCTACGAGGTAATCGGGAGCGATGCCGGTAGAGCCGAAGCGCTTTGCCTGACAGCGTATTGCCGCAGAAAGAGCAGCAAATGAAACCAGAAACACCCGTTTATGATGAGCTGCTTATCGGTGGCCTCGCGCAAATGCAGTGGACATGGCCTTTTGAGATGTTCAACACGGGACTTGACGACTTGCTGAACTGGGTATTTCCAGTGACTCCTGGGTGGGTTCAGCCTGCCTATGATCGCATCATGGGATGGGTAGACAAGATCAAGAGCTGGTTTAGCGCCAATGTCGCAATGGGCTACGAGTACCAAGACGAGGACGAGTTTATCGCCGACTTTGAGGATGCAATTGCCTACGCAGAGCGAGAGACGGGCGACACCCGCGCAGAGATAATCGCCCTCATCGATGCAGGGCCGTCTCCTCTCGTTGCTGGGGAGCCGGGCTAGTTCGATGGCGCTGATTAACATGATAACTGCACTGCCAGTAGGAGGGCATGGGATTTTGGCATTATCAATACCGGTAGAGTGGGCCGCAATTATTATTCCCGCGCTACTCCTGCTGCTTTCGGGCGGTATCGCTCACCTGAAAGTGGTTTGGGACATTCGCGGGGAGCTGCGGCACGTTGGCGAGAAAGTCACTGAAACCCTGGGTGACATCGATCACATTAGGCGCGATGTCGAGGATTTGAAAATTAGCCATGCCACCAACTCGGCTCATCATGAAGAGCGCATCACGGCGCTGGAGAAGGTAACGCGATGAAAAATAATGTGAACATCACAACGGGAGGACTGCTGATCCTGGTAGTCGTGGGCATTGCGGCTCTGACGACGCTCACGGCGCTAGGCAAGCCCGTGCCTGAAGTGCTATCCGTCGTTGTTGCTGGCGCTCTGACGGGGCTACTGGGGCTATCCGTGCCGGGTGGCTCTAAAGCGCCTCCTGCAGCACTGCCAGGGCAAGCCGACGAGACTGGCCCCGCTGACGATGTCGAGCCTAGTATCGTCGAAGCGGCCATCAATGCCGCTCTGCCTCCTGCCGTTGGCGCGGTGGCTCCTGAGCTTGCAGGCAACATTGCCAAAGAAGTTGGGCGCGTTTTGCGGCGGGGTATCAAGCTGTGAGCAGTATAAACCAGCTCCCGGCCACCGGGATCGTCATCAACGCAAAAGCGGGAGACAGCCTAACCGTACCATTTGACTTCAGCATTGACATGACGGGCTACACCATCGCATTTTCGTGTTCCGGCGTTACTACCTCGCTTAGCAATACCCTCTCAACTGGAGTCATCAACGTCACGTTCACAACGACGGGGCTTAGTGGCTCGTACCCGTGGACGCTGAAGTGGACAACGGGTGCGGGGATTGTTCGCACGGCGCTTGCCGGGGAATTAGTGGTGTCCTAATGTCTGATATTACCGTCGCCATCACTCCCCCTGCTGCCATTTCTGCGACTGTTGGCGCGGCTGGTGATCCCATTGCGGTCAGCGTTGCAGAGGCGGCCCCCATCACTGTCACTGTCTCCAATATGCCCGGCGCTACTGGAGCAACTGGCCCGGCTGGGCCTACTGGTGCCACTGGCCCGGCGGGGCCAGCGGGTGCAACTGGCGCAACTGGCCCGGCAGGGCCTACGGGAGCTACGGGAGCAGCAGGCCCGGCTGGAGCCAAAGGCGACACAGGTGATACTGGCCCCACTGGGCCTACGGGAGCGACAGGTGCAACTGGCCCGGCTGGTGCTACAGGTGCTACAGGTGCTACAGGTGCAACAGGCCCGGCAGGAAGCGATGCCACTGTTAATTACTCAAATGTGGTCACTGCACTTGGTGGTGGTGGTGCTTTGACAGTTCGCTACGACGCATCACAGCCAGAGGTGAATTGCCTCTGGGTAGCACCGACAGGTCAAGTCGTTTTGATTACAGGAAGTTAAATTATGCCAGCACAAGAAATCATCCCATCAGGCATTGCCCTAGAGACGACTCAAGAGTCTTCTCTGGAGATGCTCAACGCTATCCGGGTGGCACTCGGCCTCATTGCCGCTCAGTCCTCGCGCATCATGCCGGACGCATCAGGGCGCAACCGGGTTGCCATCGAATCGGGCGGTGTGACGATCTCCAGTGGAACTGTAACGACGGTAACAACAATAACAACCCTCTCAAACCAGACGAGCATCGGAGGCATTGCGGCAAACCCTCAGGTGCCGTCTCTGATGATGCTGACAGCAGACAACTTGCGAAGGAACATAACGGTTAGCTAATCTAATGGCAACACTCAACACAAACAGAAAAATTCTCGATCTCAAGCGGTGGGAGCTTCTCTCGGCTGCCCCTGTCGCAACGGCGGCGGGAATGTTCATCGCCTCGTCTCGCCACTACAGACAGCAACAGATGTACGTTACGTCCATCTCCGCTTGCTACCTCTACTCTCCAAATGAGGACGGATGGACACAGATTCCTTCTCCTGCCCTTGCGGGTACGTTCGGCGCGGGGGCTTGTGGTGTAGCTGGCGCATGGTCAACCGGAAACACCGTCGGGGCGCAGTCGCTAACGGCTACAGCCGGGACAACCACTACCCTGACGACAAACCAGCCGCTTGCCAGGGATTTGCGCGGCTACTCGGTGCAGATTCTGGCAGGCCCCAATGCTGGGCAGACGTTCGTGATCGCATCCAACACCATCGGAGCCAATGCAGTCATCACGTTTACCACGACGGCAGGATCGGCGCACTCAGCATCGAGCGTCTACCGTCTTTGCACTCCCGTCTGGTACGTCATCAACGCGGGAACTTTGGCGGCAAACATCTTCAAAAAGTACTGCTTTGCGACGAACACCTGGACAGCACTCACGCAGACGGGTTTGCCTGCAACCATCAGCACCGACTCCAAGCTCATCTCTACCCCGTCATGGATGGACTCGGACTACCACAACTTTGCAACAGGAACAGCTACGGCAGGCGCGGCAACGACGCTCACCCAAAGCGCGGCGAACTGGGCGACGAACCAGTGGGCGAACTCCCAGGTTCGGATCGTCAGCGGGACGGGCGCGGGGCAGATTCGCACTATTGCCTCCAACACAGGGACGGTCTTGACGGTATCGGCGGCGTGGACGACCAACCCGGACGCTACCTCGGTCTTTCAGATTCAGGGAAACGACGATTTTCTGTACTACATGGGGAGCAATGCAGTAACCCTCTACCGTTACTCCATCACATCTAATACTTGGACGACTCTCTCTCCTACGGCGGCAAGGGCGGCGGCTCCAACGACTGGTATGTCTGGTCACTGGGTTTGGGATTCAACCGACGCGGGATGGACGAGCCAGAACGCTATCCGCAACGGGCGGTACATCTATTCGTTCCAAGGAGGAGGGACAACGGCGCTTCACCGCTACGACATTGCGGTAAACACCTGGGAGACTATCACCTACTCACCCGCAACCGAGACGTTCACCACTGGCACAAAATACGCCTACAACCAGGACTACCTCTACATTCAGAAGGACGCTACAGGTCGGTGGTTTCGGTACAACTTCGTGACATCGGATATGGACGGCTGGACAACGATGGCGTACCCCAACGGTGCAGCTGTCCTCGGAGATACGGCGTTTGACGTTACTTACATCGACGGTGCGACTCAGATACCCTACGTCTACATGTTGCTCAATACCTCGGCAATCACGCTCAGGCAGATGGTGATCTAAGATGACGAAACTGTGCATTGATCCGGGGCATGGGTATGCAAATCGCCGCCCGGGTGTCTATGACTCGGGCGCGACATCGGCAGGCGTAGCGGAAGCGGACGTTGCTCTCCAGATCGCTCTGACGGGCAAGTGGCTCTGCAATCAGAGGGGCATTGAGTGCTGGCTAACCCGCGACGACGATACCGATCCTGCGCCCGTCTCTAGCCGTGACGACAGAGCAGAGCAGGCAGGATGCACCCACTTTCTCTCCATACACCTTAACGCCGCCACCGGAGCCGCTACCGGCACGGAGACGTTCTACCGGGACATGGCAGATAAGGCGTGGGCAGATAAAGTCCAGTCCGCCGCGCTTGATGCCTGGGGGCTACGCAATCGTGGACTAAAAAGCGAGTCAGAGAGTCAGCACTCCCGGCTTGCCGTGTTTGACTTCGACGGGCCTGCAGCACTGCTGGAGGTGGGCTTTATCGACAACCCGCTGGATCGTGGACGGGCGCAGGATCGTGATCGGCGCATCGCGTTCTGGTCGGCGCTTCTGGACAACCTAATTAATGCGAGGGCAGAGGCATGAGTACATGGACACAACGACTCATGGGCGGCGTGGTGATCGCCTCAATGAGCGCATGGGCCTACGCTCAGTATCGCGGCATGACGGACGGGCAGGAGGGTGGCACCCTCTCAGAGATGGTTTGGGCGGGCACTAAGGCAAGCCCGCTAGTGCCATTTGCGATGGGAATGCTCATGGGCCATTGGTTTTGGCCAAAGGATTATAAATAATGGCAATACCTCCTCTTATCTCACGACTGCAAGACCTGCGTGATCGGGCCGCAGGGGCGCTGACCGCAAACC